AATTTCCCTTAACATAGCGATTAATGGGGGGGTATATATAAAAAATATTTTTATTTTATTTTCTTTTCACAATCACTTTAACTTAATAGCAAGCCATACTAATAGCCATAGCAATACGAACACTGGGTTAATAGTCAACAGCAATAAGAACAGTGCTAAGCTAATAAAACAATCATTTGTTACTCTTAATAAAATATATAATAAAGTGAATCACCATACCTATTATCAATCCTATACACCAGTTGGGTATTATCATCAGCATTATCTCCTTATCTTATAGCAGTATTGGGAATCGAACCTTATACTCTTATGCTTGTACAGTTGCACAAAGACACCGCGCAATAGCTTAGCACTTCTTCTATGGACTATACACCACTAACACAACAAAGGGAGTCGCACCCTCATCTTCTCTTTGCAGAGCTGTAATACTATTATACTATGCTGTGTTATTATATGCTTTCAGACTCTAGGACCTACGACATATAATAAAATAAAGGAGAACACGAACAGTAGGAATTGAACCCACGTTTACAGGTTTGGAATCTGCAGCATTACCACTATACTATGTTCGTGATATACAAAGGGTTGTTAAGCACCGTACCCTCTGCTTTGGCTGTTAACTCTATAACATTTAAGTACCGTCAATCAGCACACCTATTAGTCTTTAGGAAGAATATGCAAAGACCAAACATGATTTAACTTTAATTCAATACGTTTAATGCTCCAGTTACTACCAATAAGATAGATGTAAATATACTTAGCATAATAGCTAGATAGTCATGGCGATAATACCACTCCTTAAAGTTGGTAACTGAACCTACACCATATAAAATGCCTAGAATAATCAAGGCAATATTAATCACAATCATTGTTTATTCTCCTGACTTTCTACATAGAGTAAGATACAGAACGCGTCAGCTTGGTCATCATTGATATCATCATCAGGTACTATGTTATAGCTCTTGAGTATCTCAATGCTTTGTACTTTTCGCATTGCACTTTTACCTTTAATGAGATGATAACCGCACCATTTAGAATTTGGTATATCAACATACCCAATGTTATGACGGTTACGCATGACTCCTAAGAATGAACCGTTAGCTCTAATCAATGAGATGTTACCCTTAGACTTGAACGTGATAATAGGCTCTTCAATATAAATAAAATAATCAAATAAGTTATAATGCTCAATGATTTCTGTTATGCCGTCAGCTATAATCTTTGCACGTTCCAAAGGGTCTTTACTTTTACCACCTGCGATTGAACCAACTACATACTCATTTGTTAAAGGGTTGCGAAACGCATAACCAGTATTAGATGTACTGAAGTCAATTGCTAAGGCTTTGCTCATAGATCAGAACTCAATTCAATATAAAGTTCCTTAGTAATTTCTCCAATATCAAATAAGTGTTTAACATAGTGTTCGTACTCGATCGGAGTCAATACTTCTTTTTGTGCTAAAATATGATCTTTATTCATTTCTTTATTCTCCCTTAAAAATTAAAGCTGTATCAAGATTAATCAAACCACATTCAACAGCATTAAGTAAGAACTCGTTAAAGTCAACTTCTGACAATGTTTCTTGCTTAAATAGTAGCTGTTCTTCTGTCATTTGTTTTCCTCTCTCAACTTGATATATATATTATAGCATATCCACTTTTTGGAGTAGTGTTATCCTCTGTTATGTAAACTATGATTGACTTTGTAGGCGTTTTGTGTTATACTATTTATAGGAGGTAATTATGGCTAGAGATAAATATTTAATGTACTTACGACAACAGGAATACAAGAAACGTATTAAACTTAAAGTAGCTAATACAAGAGCTAGAATGAACAGAGAATACATGAATCAGCCAGAAGTAGATAAGGAAACATTAGAACTATGGAACAATCAGCCAGCGATACATTTTGATTTAGGAGGAAATAAATGAATTATATTAAAAAAAAGAAATCAGCCCCTTAGGGCTTTTGTTTTACGCTTAACCGCAATTTGACAAGAAGTGGCAGAATGTAAGTGCATTGAGTGTCCTGTTTGTAAAGTATGGTATCAGTAAGCACAATTAGCTTATTGTTTGTAAGATTTCTAAAGGAATTCCGGAGTGTTTGATGTACTTGAATTGTAATTAAATTTTCGGTATCAGCACCTATTGGTAAAGAAAACGAAACAAATGCTTATAAACCGCGCAGTTATCAACAAAATAGGGATAAAAACTTAGTAAATATCTTGAATATTAAAAAATGCAATATGGTATAATAGAAGTATAGAAAAAAAGGAGATACAAACTAATGGAAGAAAAAGAATTTTTGATTAAAAAAGTAGAAGTATTAGAATCAGCAATCAAACAAATAGCAGTGATCCAATACGAGCTAAGCAAAAAGCTAGGAGAATTAGAGGGAACAGAATACTTTACATAACATAGGATAACTCAAAGTGTAAAATGTGATATGTTAAAATATAAAGTATCTAATATTTGACAAGTGAAAATGTCTATGTTATTATTATCTAAGTTAATTGAATAGTTAGTTGCTGAATGACTTGTAACTAATGTAAATAGAGAATTCAATATTGAATAAAGTTGAAAATATCGAAAGTCATTCATAATCTTACGCTTGAGGGTCGGGATAGTTGCTAAAAACCTTGACTCAATTGAAAATGTCATTACTTTACAAACAGCCTAGAGCGTAGCATGAAATAAAAGATTATGAGTTCCATGAGTGTCGTGAACAGAAACACTCCGTGACGCGTAGAAGTCTGACAGAGTTATTTATAGAAAAGTTTTGAAATTAAGTAGCCTTTTCTTTTAACTTGCTGGGATTATACGACACGTTAGGGCTTAGGGCTATCTAAAAAGGTAGCACGGAGAATATAATATTTGATAAAGGAGAAAATATGAAAAACTTTAACAAAACTCAATCATTCAAAGAGGCAACCGAAACAGCTGATAAAATAGAACGCAAACTAAAAGAGTGTGACTCAAAATGTATGACAGACGAAGAGGCCTTAAGAGAGATATCTGACTTAGCTAATGAAATTGATTTATCTTGGTTCAAAAACAAATAACAGTGATTTATGATGATGAAAACGGAGAAAATAGATGAGTTATACAACACAAATTAAATAGCACTTAAGGCTTGACTTTTCAAGTCTTTTTTGTTATTATATACTAAAGGAGAAATAAATGACTAACATATTTAATAAAGTACAGACAGCCAAGCACTTAAAAGAGCGTGAAGACTTAATAAATTTAAAAGATGACTGGCTTATTGATACGTTAATGCCAAGTTCACAAGCTGGAATACTTGTAGCACCGTTTAAGTCGTTTAAAAGCTCTCTAGCAATGCATATGGCTTTAATGGTGTCGCAAGGGTTACCTTTTTTTGGTTATGATACAAAGCGTAGTAAGACATTATACATTGACAATGAAGACACGGACAGAGAACTAAACAAACGGCTTAGAAATAAAGATACTGCACCAGAAGACTTACATTTTTTAACAGGTGGCGAGTTTATGCTTGATGATTTGCACCACATGAATTTATTGTATGAGTACATCAAAGAAAATGATATCAAGTTCGTTATTTTAGACAACCTAATGACCATGCTAAGAGATGGCGATATTATTTATAGTAAAGACTTTGAACCAATGCTTAGGAGAATTACTCGCTTAAAGTTACTTTTCCAAGACGTTACTTTCTTGTTAGTAGCTCATGCAAACAAATCAGCTTATGCAAACTCAATGGACGATAAAGCCTATATGGTAAAGCCTAGTGACGCCTTAGGTGGTTCTACTCTTACAGCTTGGGCAGAGTTTATGCTGATGTTAAGCCCTAAACGCGGAAAACATAACGACTTCTCTAAGCTATCAGTAAAAGCGCGTGGTTACCAGTTTGATGATGATTTAAACTTTTCTTATGTTGATTCAGTATTTACTTGCGTCAATAAATCAAAAAAAGAACAAGATAGCGAACTAGTTGAAAAAGTCAAAAGGGAAACTCCAATCGAAACGACGAAAGAATCGGCACAGGCTTTCTTAGACTTAGCTAAAGAGCAAGGAAAGGTAACAGAAAATGAGTGATAAAAAATACGTTGTTTATTACCATGAAAAAGTAAATGAATACTTCTATGACTATTATTCAAGGTTTAACATGAATGAACAATATTCAAAACCTGTTTTATATAGTGATGACTTTAAATTAATAGAGAGGGTAAAAAATGAACTCAATGAACGACTACAAGAACAAGGCAATTATTTTACACGCTGAAGTGTATGGCTGGTTATATCGTGCATTAGATGAAATGGTAAAAGCAGAATGGAAAAATGACGAGCTTTTCAAAGTATGGCTTGGACGTGCTGAATTTCTAGTCAGACAGTCTAAAAAATTGCATACAGCTTGCGAAAATGATTATTCTAAGCGTGCATTAGTTAGAGCCTTGCAATTAAAATCAGAAATAAATAAAAAAATAACATCTAATGCTTGACAACGATAATTAATTTCGATATAATAGTATATATAGAAATAAAGGAGAACTAATGATAACATCTTTTAAAGAACTAGCTGAAAGGCGATTGATAACTCTTAATTATCACAAAAAGGATAGTCAGCAGTACATCAACAGCTTAAATTACTTTGAATATGCTAGAATGTACTTTGAAAAAAATGGCTTTCCTGATGACAACAGGCGAGTTTACCAAAGTGGCAAGCGAAAAGGCCAAAAAGTTGGTTGGTCTGATAAAGAGGAAAAACAACAAAAAGAAGATATTAGGAATTTCATATATGAAAAGCAACTTCAAAAGTTTAAGAGCCAGAGAAAAAGCAAGTAAACATTATGCCAGAGGCGTCAGGAAGCTGTCTAAAGAGCTTGAGGAAATGAACGAAACAAAGTATAGGGCAGGGCCTAACGAGTGCTTATATGGCTTAATAAATGACTTGTGGAACTATTGGGACGAAGGTTGGATCCTGCCTATGCTTAAGTATAATATTGAAATTACAAGGCAAGGCGATGTATTCACTGTAGAAAGAGGAGAAAATGAGCGTATTTGAACAGCTTAATGCAATTAATGTAAACAGTAAAGTTGAGCAAAAAAAGACAGGTAAAACTTTACTAAGTTATTTATCTTGGTCTTGGGCTTGGGCTGAATTTAAAAAAGTTTGTCCTACTGCCACTTACGAGATTAAAAAATTTGATGACGGTAAAGGGAAACTAGTTCCATATCTATATGATAATTCTTTAGGCTTTATGGTATTTACTTCTGTTACAGTTGATGATATCACACATGAAATGTGGTTACCTGTAATGGACGGAGCTAATAAGGCAATGAAGTTTGAATCTTATACTTATAAGACTAAGTTCGGAGAAAAAACTGTTGAACCAGCTTCAATGTTTGATGTAAATAAAACCATTATGCGTTGTTTAGTTAAAAACTTAGCTATGTTTGGACTTGGTTTATACATATATTCTGGTGAAGACCTCCCCGACTTGACAGAAGAACAGAAAGAACTTGAAGCAGAAAAGCAACGGCTTAGAGAGATTCAGCCACTTATCAAACGAGCTGAACAACTAGGATACCAAAATATTGACAGCTTGAAAAATAAGACTAAAAAAGAAATTACCGACATCATGACGATTTGGTTAGCACAGCAAGAAGCAGAAAAAGGAGAATAATTAAATGGCAATTATCACAGTTACAGCACAAGTAAACGAAAAGAACACACGTACAGCAAGCACAGCAAAAGGCGACAAGAAAATTATTTCTGTTCCATTGTTTGAAAAAGAAAAGGGATCTAATGTAAAAGTTGCATATGGTTCGGCTTTCTTGCCTGACTTCATTCAATTAGGCGACACCGTAACAGTAAGTGGTCGTGTACAAGCTAAGGAATCAGGCGAATACGTAAATTACAACTTTGTTTTCCCCACAGTTGAAAAAGTATTCATCTCTAATGATAATGGAAAGCAAGCACAAGCTAAACAAGACTTATTTGGCGGTTCTGAACCAATTGAAGTTAACACGGAAGATTTACCTTTCTAGAAAGTTGGTTTCATGTACACAGCAGAAGAGAGAGAGCAAATTATCGACATCGTGGATAAGATGAGCTTACTAAGACAAGACTTTGACGGAGCTTTCACTTGGATCAAGGAAAATGTATCAATGCCATTTGACTTTGACGGAGAACAGCAATTCATATCAGACTTGAAACAGTTAGTTAAAATTAACGCTTTGAAGTTTGGTAAAATATATGAAGGAGTATTAAATTGACAACATTAAGAGAACTACACAAAAAACTTAAAATCAAACAAACGCTTGACAACTACGTAAGAAACACAAGTAAGAAATACAAGTATAACTTTGTTCCTGATGAAATTCTTGGCGAGGGAATGGCTAAACTGATTGAGCTTAATACACAAGGCAAACTTGGAAGACATGCACAGCAAATTGCTTACATCAATCATAATTTGAGCTTACAGCGACAAAAGGAACAACTGGAAGAAACTAACGAACGACTTGCTAAACGTGCTGAGAAAGCCCAAAAATTGCTTGACACGGAACTTCTGAAAGATAGCTACATCGAAACGCTTGAAATGTTTAGTAAATACCATTCAGCAAAATATAATATGTGGGACGAACCAGAAACTCCAACTAAAGTGATTGAGTTCATGGAAAAGAACGGAGTAAAACAAGCTAAATGGCTACGTCCTGAAGGAGTTGACGCTTGGTTCAAAGAACGCATTATTTGGTTCAAGAATAAATTGAAAGAAAAATAATTAAGAATAAAAACTTTAGGCTTGACAGCTTAGAGTTTTTTTATTATACTTAATACATCGAGTTAAAGAAAGGAGTTACAACAATGGAATTAAAAGAATGTATCACCTGCGGAAGTCATAGCATTACTAATGGAAAATGTGATTATTGTAGAAACCAGTACGAAGTAAACGAAGACAAAATATTTTATGGTAATTCAACAGAAGATGATTCATCATTAGATGATGACATAACTTTTCAAGAAACTCATGCTGGTAAACTAATACTTAAAATCATGATTTATACTTTAGTATCTATTATTTGGTTTGCTGTAACTGTATTTATTCCACCATTATTTATAATAACAATTATTTTATTAGTGGTTTATGGCATTTATCGCTTGAGAAATAAAGATAAATAGTATATAATAGTATATAGAATAAAGGAGCTAAACAAATGAACGTTGAATCAGTAATTGGTAAAGTTATTATAATAGCACTAATCGGAATTGGACTATATGCTTTTTTTGCATTAGTTGACCTGATTGAAACGAAAGGAAGTAAATAGATGAGTAAATACTTTAATGATAAAAGATATTGCCATTGCTTCGATATTCCAACGAGTGACGGTTTAGGAGTTTGCAAAGATTGTAGGGGGTATACAAACATCTGTTATAGTTGCAATCGCTGTTTACACTGCTGGTTTACATCGCAGATTGAACTGTTTACTGAATATGATGAACCTAAGTTGCTGGAACTTATAGAAAAATGGAATAAATTTTATCAAATTAGAAAGACAAGAAATTTTAATGCTTGACAAAGTAAAAGTAATTTGATAGAATAGAGTTATAAATAGAGGAGGACAAAATGAAAGATACAGTAAAAACTTTAATGATAATTGCAGGTGTCGGCTTTTCACTTATTGCTATCACTTGGATAGGCATGCTTGCAACGTTGCTTATTGCATGGCTTGGAGGTAACATCTAATGAACTTAAAAGAAAATCGGCACTATGCTAATAAATATGGCGTGGAACTTAACGAATACTTGAAACATAATTTTAACTACGAAGAGCTTGTGGGCTGGTATACAATGCAGGTATTGAAGTATCTAGTAAGAGCTGGCAAGAAAGAGGGTGAAAGCTACGATAAGGACCACAATAAGGCTTTAGACTATGCCAAAGAACTTGCTAACTTAAGTAACGAGAATGAGCTTACAGAGTATACTACTGACGATATTATGGGTTTTATACAAGAACTAGCTGATGATTTTGAATGCTGGGAAGGAATAAAATAATTAAAATTAGTTTATGCTTGACGGCATGAACTTTTTTTGATATCATAGTTTTATAGAAAAGGAGGTTAAATGACGGAAATGCAAAAAGCCATAAAGGTAGTAGCTTATAACCCTATGACGGAAGAAGAACTACACTTTAGCTCTAAGGCTCAATGTGCTAAGTATTTCGGACTTAAAGTTAATACAGTTCTTGGTTGGTTTACCTTTGGTAGACCTGTAATTGAACTACTGATAGACCTAGATCGAAACCAAGTGGAAATTGAAAAGCAAAGCAAACTAAATGGCTTTGAATTGTTTACGATTAAGGAGTGGTTAGATTATGTGTAAAAAACGAAAATACACTAAAATGGGCGCTTTATATTCAATAGCTACTGCCCAGCATATTAAAAAGAACAAGAAAAATAAGAATGACAAGATACCAGTTAGGGCTTATTACTGTAAGTGGTGCAAAGGATATCACTTATCAAGTCAGCAAAGACTAAATATAAAGACGGGAGTAATTGGATAATGGTAAATGAATGGACTTATTACAAAGTTACATGGTACGAAGAGGAAATTACTGGAGCTATATTATTTTGGCAAGAAAAAGAAGCTAAAGTTTATAGTCTAAGAGAAGCACGTGAAATTAAAGAAGCAAAAGAATTTAAAACAGGGCATAAAGCGGAAATTAGAAAAATAACTGAAATAACGGAGTTTATAGCATAATGACAAATGAAGAATTATATGAAAGAATTACTGACGTACTAAAAGAACAAGGCATTGGAATGGCACAACTTGAATTAAAAATTAAAAGTGAAACAGGTAAATATCCTAACCTAAGAGTAACTAAATCACGTTTGAGTTTACCAAATACCGTAGCATTTCCTTATCTTACTGTGTTTTTCAATGATGATGAAATGCACGAAATTACACTTAAAAAGATTGATAGCGTAGGAGATAACGGAGAAGCGTTTGACTTATTAGATGAGATATTATCGAACTTAGAGCCAAGTAAAGAATATCTATATAAACAACGATTGAAGCGTAAAATGCAAAGGGAGGCAATGAGATGATATTACAAAAGTATACGAGTGAGATTAATAGTTCAAAATATCCACGGTCAACAGCTGGAAATATTGCGAACGACTTGAACAAGAAAGACCCTTTCAATAATTATCTAGTAAGCCTTGAGTTAGGTTCTAAAAGGTATATTATTGAAAAATTTGAAATTAAAGGAATGAAATAAATGGAATGCAAACATAATTGGATAACATTAGATTGTTGTTGTGGAGGTTTAAGTGCAGTTTGCACAATATGCGAAGAAACTACACATGACTACTTAAGTTATTTAGATGAAGATGAGGACGAGGAATAGATGAAACGTTTTTACGTAGAGGAAGATGACAATGGCAAAGAGATTAAGCGAAAACTTACAACTTTTGCTAATGATGATTTAACACAGCTTTCAGATGATGAACTAGAAACATTATATTATGAATCATCTGCTCAATTTTTGGCTAAAGCAATGCACTTTATGAAGATCGAGAACGAACTATTTTCAAGAAAGAATGTAACTTTAAGTGATGAAATTCTAATAAATACTGGCAATAATATTATTGAAGCAATTAATCAGGTAAGCAATTGAACTATATAAAAGGAGAATAATTATATTTATTTTAACAGACACAGATATTCAAAGTATCGTATTGATTCAACAAGCTCATAAAAAGGCTGACAAGGGCTTTAATAATGTTGTGGCATAATTATATGACCAAGAGTTTAAAACGCAAGAGAAAGCGAAATATGAGCATATAAGGCAAGCTAAGTAAAAGGGCACTTAATATCATATTTATAATGAACGGAATGGTAAATTAAATGAATAATAAGCGAGTGAATGGCAAGCGAAAAAGAATTACAAGTCACAAAATGTATAAGCTACAAGGAAAAACAAAACTTACTGCACCAAAACAAGTTATTATTGCTATACAAAGTGAATCAGAATATGGAGAACCAATAGTAATTAATGGTTTAAAAGATTTCATAACTAAATAATAATAGAAAGTAGGTATATCCTCTTTAAAATATGCTCATTTACAAAATAAAAGCCCCACAATTAAGTGAGGCTCTTTTTTTATTTGTTTGGTGCCATTTCAACTTTGATGTTATTGGCTTGTAAGAAACGCAAGTGCCAAGGTGCACCCTCATTCCAAACATAATGTTTAAGATCTTTTCCTGTCGTATCTTTATAAATTTGTTTAACGATAGTCCATTGGTCGCCATTAGTTAAACCAATTACTTTTGTCCCGTTAAAGTATGAGATTCCACCAGCTGGTTTTCCGTCTTTTGTATTAACTTGATATGTAAATTTCATTAAATCATCGTCCTCTAATTCTGTATTTGTTTGTGTATTGTTTGCTACTACTGTGCTACTAGTTTGCCCTGTAAGGCGCTTGTTTAGTTCTGCGATAAAGTATGAGCGACAGCTTTCCACCGTTCCACCGTGAGCTTCTACTGAACGTCTAGGGCAACTTGTGCTTGATAGTTCTTGATGTAACTTCACGGTATCATGATTAGGAGTTAGTCCCCATTGTTTCATGTACTTAGCAACGTCATCTAGTACCGCTTGCTCATTTCTCAAGAACTGGTTTAAATCGCCCTCTGATTGGCATACTTCCCAACTGGCATAATTTGCATTACCGTATGAGTTAGCACAATGCCATGCCATGTTAGAGAAGTCAGAAGCCTGCAATCTTCCGTCATTTCCAATATAAACATGAGCAAAGCCATTTTCAGGGTTATGATTAGGTAACCAGTTGTTGTAGAAGCCAGCGTTAGCACCATTTGAACCAGCGTCATTGTGAATTACAACCCCAGTAGGATTATGCCCACGTACACCAGCATTAGTTATATTCATTCTTTTTTATCCTCCGTTTGTTCCTCTTCCGCTTCAGGAACACTTACACCATTCTTTTTCATAAGTTTAACCAAACCGTAAAACATAGGGCTAATTTTTGCGATTAAGTAAATAAATTGTCCTACGAAGTACAACAAGCCTACGTTAATCACTGTTTTAGCGATATCAGAAGTTGAGGGTGTTTGTGTAAAGTAAAAGACTGCATATAAAACCCATAGCGCGAAGACTACCGTCAAATCAATCATAAGTCTACGTTTGAAAGGTGGGTTCATCTCTTCTCTGTCTTTGACCCACGTAGCGAAAAAAATCGCCAAAATCAAGATCGTTATTAAAATCATTCTAGTTACCATTTTTTTGTTTTGCTTTCTATTTTGTTATTTAATAAAGTAGCTTGCGTTACCACGTGACGAAAGAGGGTCACGACCAATATCTTCCCCCCACCAAGTAATACTACCATCTGGGTTTATGTCAATATGGAAAATGCTATCTCTTCCAACAAGATGACCAATAAGACTTTGAACAACAGCTGGACGAAATGGTTCATCTACCAACGTTCTAGACATCGTTTGTCCTTTTTTTATATTTGCTATGCTACCAAGGAATCTAACAATTACTAAATCATCGTTCTTTTTAGTAAGTTGCAATTGCAAACCAGGAGCGGTTTGAACTGTCGACAATTGAGTTGGAACATAGATTGAACCTTTAAGTGATATATTATTTGCAGAAATACTATCTAAAGCACTAGTCTGAGCAATTGGTTGAGTGCTTGTTACTCCAGTTCCTGAAGTTACAACAACATCAAAACAAACTTTCAAAACGCCAGAACCATTGTTTATATCAACACGGTTGCTATTATTTGCGGTTTCGGCTGATAAACTGACAGGATTAGCGGTTTGAGTTAAGTCAATATTTGCATGAATGTAATTAACTGAATCTCCTTTTAAAGCCACCGTTTCATTTAATAGTTCAAAATATCGACCACCTGCAATAATTGAAGTGTTAGTATATTGTACGTTAAGAGCTGTATTTAACGGACTTGTCCAGTCTTTGCGCCTAATCGTTCCGTAGTCCATTCCTGTCAACATCATGTATAGTTTTCCGTCATTATTAGAACCGACTGGGAACTCTGTACCATTTGGACTGAAAAACGTGAAATTTTTAATTGTCATTTTTAACCTTTCTTGAAATTATCTTTGCTTTATCTAAAACTGGGTTATCAGTAATTGATAGCTCCAACAATCTAAATTTTCTACCACCATAAGGATAACCACCAATTGATACAAATTGTCCCACTTCATACAAGAGCGTAGTTTCAATTCTAAGCGTGTTTTTGCTGTTATAGTATACTTTACCTTGCAATAGTTCTAAGTGGTCTTTACGTAGCTCTCTGTACCCTTTGAAGCTATCTATTCTATATTTGTCGCCATAAGTAGCTACATACTCATATAACATTCGGTTTGTCTCCACTTTCTACAAAAATAAGTCTATCATTGAACTCTGTTTTAACTCTATCTGCTATATATCCTGAATATAGCTTTCCTTCGTACCAAACATCGACCAAGTCATTAACATACAAAGGTAAGAGTTCATTTTGGTTAAAAATTAATCTTGTAACGATCGTGGAGGGTGAAATTTCAGCCTTAATAGTAGACATATCAGGAGGGTTTCCGTGGTCATCTCTATCATAAAACAATGTTTTAGCTGTTCTTACTTCTGGCAAGTCTGTTCCGTCTCCGCGATAAGTGCTATAATCAATGACATCTCCGTTATTTTTTGCTATGTACATTTTAGGAGGGTCTGTGTAGTCATCTGTTGCTTTATTTTTAACGAACACAACAGCAAAATTATAAGCTGAACGTTCTACTATTGTTTCCGTGTCCATTGTCACATTTTGCTTAATATCTACCCTTGTCGTGATTCTTTTTCTATTCCAGTTTCTTGAAGCAAAGTTAATGAATAACAAGTTTCTAGGGTCTGTTTCAGATGGAGCGTGTTGAATGGTTGTAGTTGGTTGAAATTGAACCTTGGAGAATATCCTTTTAGCTACGTCATGAGCTGATGAAGTTTCTGCTTTTCGGTTGATTGTAGCCTTTCCAGCGAAAATACTTGAATTAAAGAAATAACCATAACTCATTAAATTATTTTTATTAGGGTCAATTAGATAATCAATGATAGCAAAGTTTGTCGTTTTAGTTATTGCGTTCGGAACATCAAGACTTTCAATCATTGCCCAAAAATAGTTCTTTAACGTAGCTTTATTACTTTCGTCTACATCGGTCACAAGGTAAACCATATCTAAATTCAGTTTTTTCTTTTGACCTAGGGCCTCCTCAATTGGAACAACTTCAGGAAAAAGAATTTGAACAATATCGCCAACTTCTACCGAAACGGTCAATGTGGCTGATGAAGTGTAAAGATAGCCTGTTTCCCACAGTTCATAATTAATGACTTGACATCTTGCCTTTGGTATTGGAAGGCCTCTTTTTTCTTTTTTACCATTAGGCATGCTGAAATCAGATATATTGTAATAGTTAGGATTAAAGTTATCATACACATTAGCTTCTAACATTAAACAAATTCTGCCTTTCTCTTGATTTTAAACTCTGCCTTACTTAAGTTGATTAGCTCCATTTGACCTTTTTCAATTATACGAGTTCTATATCGCTCAAAGTCCATTACAGGGAATAAATTTAATGAAGTCGTTCCATTCCAGCCTTGGTAAACTTCATCATTTACATCTGTATTTAATAAAATATAGTTCTGTACCTGTTCCGTCTTAAATACAATTGCAGTATATTCATTTCCAAAAGTGTCTAAAAATCTAACACCAGTTGGTGTTTTAGGTTGTTGCGGATATAATATCCCCATAAAACTAAATATTTCATCTTTTATATCCCAGCGACTTAAACGGTCTATATTTGTTTCTCCATAATAAGTATAGGCTTGGTTAGCTATGTAATTATATCCAAAATATTCACTTATATCAGCAGTTGTAAGTTCGGTAGCTGAGGGCAACCATGGAGTAGCGATTGAACCTAACTCTTGTTTTGGTTTTCTAACTCTAAACGTGAAACTACCTTCCTGCTGACCAAAAAAACCAACAGTAATGATTGCTTGAGTACCAATAGAAGAGTCTTCATGAGGTGGTATCGTTGAAGTTTTCGTTATTCTTATCCATTGGTTCAGCATTTTACTAGGGTCTTTAGGTAAATCAATAGTACATATTTCCTTCCATGAGCCACCAACGTAACGCTGACCCATCCAAAATGCACTAATGGTTGTTCCGGCAGGAATATTCCAACTTGTAAACATAACATCCATACTCATTGTATATTGGTCTCCGGGTTTATAATTTCTAGGATGAATAGAGAAACCCTCCTCTAGGTCTTTATTAACCCATTCATTAGTTCCCTTCATTGTTACTTCCCCATAGCCATTTTCTACTTTGTCGAAGTTTTTAAAGAAACCATCTTTGGTTTTGGCTGAACTATTAACTAACAAATTCAAATTAGGTAAATTCAAAGAGGGACTTGCTTTTAATCTATTGTAGTTTTGTAAAGCTGTTTCACTGCCTTTATAACCACCATAAATTTTAGACTTACCAGAAAGAACTTTACCATTTTGAATCATGTCGAAAGTTAAGTTTTCGTAAGTGTACCACTTTGTAATTATATCAAAAGTTATCTTTTCGCTAAAAGTTCCATTCTTTCCATAACCCTCTGTCTTTGTGACATCTGCTAAAGCTAAATCAGCATATACCTGAAAAATTTCTGTTTGATATTCAAGTGTAACGAATTTTTTGCTAAGAATATCGTTTACGAAGTCTTTCATTAATTGATAGTTTTCTTCTAAACTTTCGCCAAACGTTTCTAGCTTAAACTCTATTTGTGGTTGAGTGATTGAGCGTGTTCCCATTACTCCAATACCATTACTTTGCCAAATATTATTAGTTGATTGTAGCCCTAAATTAGAGGGTTGGTAAAATCTAACTTTTCCATTTGTAACGTCCCAAACTTTATCATCTGTTCCGTCTAAGTTGGTATGTATTTTGTACTGTCTTACCATTAAGCCCTCCCTAATTCAAATTCTCGTCTGATTGCACGCGCTAAGTTAGAAACATCTTGACCAGCACCGCCTTGTACGTTAAATGTGTTATATGTTCTGTTATCGTTTGATACGCTGTTAGTGCTTAGACCGTAACCGCTAGAAGATAAATTAACATCTGTTAAACCTACTACCATTGAACCCTTAAACAGTCCGCCTAGCTTACCAGCGATACCATTAATAGCTCCTGATATATTGTTAATCGTACTTGTTACACCACCTAGAGCGTTGTCTATCGTGCTCCTGATTCCTCCGAATATGTTGCTAAAGAAGCCACCAATTCCGTTAAATACTCCTGTTATTGCATTATAAGCATTAGAAGCGAACCCACCGAAAGCACTGAATGCTCCACTAACTGCACTCGTAGCACCGCTAAATATTCCACTAAAGAAGCTACCAACTCCACTAAATACACCTGAAATTGCTCCCCAAGCACTTGAAGCAAAGCCACCAAAAGAAATAAATACTCCACTAACGACACCACGAACCGAATTAAATACACCACTAAAGAAGCCTGATACTGCACTCCATATTGATGAAACTACTCCCCAAGCGCTAGAAGCAAAACTTCCGATTGCGCCAAATACTGACGAAACTACTGAACTAACTGCATTAAATATTCCACCAAAGAAACCTGGTAGGCCTTTCCATGCACCAATGACTAATTGGTAAGCACCGCGAACAATAGCCAAGATAAGTTGAAAAGCTACATTAATAATTGATCCTATTAGGTTAAATATAGATTGATAAAAACTAATTAATGGTTGGAAAGTTGTGACGAACCAGTTATAAGCGCCTGTTACTGCACTAGCTATTGTAGCGAAAACATTAGTTATAATCGTCACTATTCCATTCCATAAGCCACTAAAAAATTCTGTTATTCCGTTCCATATAGTTTTTGTACCCTCGACTGTGGAAGTCCATAACTCACTAAACCAAGTACCTAAACCAGTAAAGAACTGTTTAATAGCTTCAATTGACTGCGATAAGAAGTCTACAAAACTCTGCCACACTTTTTTCCCTGTTTCGGTTTGAGTGAAGAAATAAACTAAACCAGCACCAATGGCTGCGATCGCTATACCAAGAGCTACGAATGGATTTATAGCCATAACAGCATTGAAAGCACCCATTACTCCTGTTCCTGCCTGAATTGCCGTTTGTAACTTTTTGAAAGTACTGATAGCAGTGATTATTCCAGAACCAATTTTAAAAGCTACAAAACCTACTGTTAAGGCAACTAAAGACGTTTTTAAAGTATCAATCGCTCCTTTGCTTTCACTAATTTTTTTTGCAAAATCAGCAATTTTCTTTATGACGTCAGCTAAACCTTTTGCCAAATTAGCAATAGTTTTACTTACGTTCTCCACAGAACCAGCACTTTCGCCAGTTTTTGAATCTATACCAGCAAATGATTCTATTAGTTGTCCGATTATACTTAAAACTGAACCGAAAGTTGATTTTAAACCGTCCCAAATTTTAGACAAAGAACTTAAAGCTCCATTTTTTTCTAATGCTTCCCATAGTTCTTTGACATACTTAACTATACTATCTAATGCTTTACCAGCACTTTCGCCCCAACCTGACATTTTACCAATCAAAGCGCTAATAATAGGAGTTAAAGCGTCAAGCGTAGGAAGTAATGCAAGCGATAATGTTTCGTTAAAACTATCCCAAGCGTCGCTTATGGTCGTTACTCCCCCACCTGCTTTACCAAGTTTTTGCATAGCTTTGTCTAGCATTTCAACAGATACTGCACCATTTTCACTAGCTTCTGCAAACGATCCATACTGTTTCAAAGCTGGGTTCATTTCCATAACGGTTGATTTAAGTGCTGAACCAAGAGCTGTATTGTTGTCTGTCAACTGATTGATGTTTTCGGCTGTGACTTTACCACTTGCTGACATTTGCCCATAAGCCTGGACCACACCTTTTAATTGTTCTCCAGTACCACCAAACGCTTGGTTAGCTTTTACTAATGCTTCCGTTTTACCGACCGCTGTTTTAGCACTATCTCCTAAGCCAATGAACGTTGTCGAAAGTTTTAAAGTATCCTCTGTGTTTGCGTTTGTATCTTTAGCAAGTGTTTGCATAGATTTGCTTACATAGTTAAAATCTTGCCCATTGCCCTTGAACTTCATTGTATTTTGCAATGAAATCATGGCTTTTTGAGTATCTATTGCGTCAGATACCCAGCCTTTTAAGCCATTACCAACAGCACTGACAGCACTCGCACCAATTTGCCTAAATGCACCTACTGCAATTTCTCTAAGACTGCTAAAACGTGACTTCATGCCGTCAATTCCGCTATTTACACCCTTAGTATCCATTTTAGCTTCAATGTTCCAAGAGCCTGATTTAATAGCACCCTCGACTTGCTTAATTTCGCCCTCTAGCCTATTAGCTTGTGTTTCTGCTGTGCCTAAATCTCTAGTAAGTTGTAGCCATTTCTTTTGACCTGCTGACGTCCCTTTGTCAACCGTAGAAAGTTCTTCTTTTAATTTTGTTGCTTTGTCACGTGATAAGCCCAACTGCGTTTGTAAGTTCTTCTGCAATTGCGCCATTTTCCCGGTATTTGTGGGGTCAAGTTTTAGAGCTTCACGTAAGTTTTTAGCTTCTCCTCTAAGCCCTGCCATTGCGGTATTAACGCCTTTAAGTGAGTTCTCGAATTTCGTTGTATTACCGTATATCTCGACCTCAAATGTTGCATTACTTGCCATTACATACCCTTTCTTTTACGCCTTTTCTCTTTTTCTTTTTCCTCTTTCTTTTTCTCTGCAATAAGTTCGATTATTTTATAAACAAGTTCTAGTTCCATTTCCATGAACTGTGTTATATCAATTTCATTATTGCCCAAAACAGTCAAAAGTTCTAAAGTTTTATTTTCCTTTACAGTATCTTTCTTTTTCTTAATCAATGAACTAGAAGAAAAGAAGACTGTATCGTCTTCCGTTTCCTCTTTTTCTTTAATAAAAACAGTCTTACAGAAGATATTGATTAACTCGTTAGTTGTAGGAAGCTCTGTTTTATCATCTAAGGCGTTTTGCATTCCTCCGTTACAATCTACCCAAAGTATCAATAACTTGTCTGTAAAGCTCTCCATTTGCTCTGTAAAGTCATCAGGAATATATCCAGCGACAAAAGAATTTTGTAAGTCTGCAAAGTCTTTTAAATCTGTAATAAAGTCTGAACCAGTTAGTTCTAAATATCTAATTGCATGTTTTAAAATCATTTACAGTCCTTTCAGCTCATTAAATTTCTTTCTGCCATAATTCAACAAGTTCTTTAAGACCTTTACCGCCAGTATCGAACTCAAAGCTAGAACGGAATTCCGAAAAGTCGCTTTTGGCTTTTACAATATTATCTTGAAAAAGAGCTAAGTATAGACCATATTGAACAAATTCCATTACATCTGTAATTTCTCCGTCTTCTTTTTTAAGTTCTGTATCCATTGCCTTTTGTTGTTGGAAAAGGTCTTTCCCTGTAATCATTTTAAATTTACGTGCTGTACTCAATTGTTTTGCCATTTTATTTTATATTCCTTTACTTATTCTATTTTTTTCCAAGTATATTTTTCTGGGTCTGTACTTTGTTCATTTGATTTATTATCAGTATATGTCCCGATATAGCTTGGATAATTTTCAGCTGTTGCTTCACTAAACGAAGGCATCCAAGGAGTGTCGATTGTGCCTTCTTCAAGTTTAGGTACACATATATCAACGTTACTTCCTGTTGGTAATCTAAATAGGATATATTGGTCCTCAGTTATACTACTTTTAGTAGTAAACATATATGTATGTCTTACCCATTCATCAGTAAGAGTCCAAACGTACTCACCGTCTACATTAGGTTTTATTGCTTTACCGTCAGCGAAGCTCTTATTACTTGAAGTGTCAATCAGAGAAGGGTGAATATAAGTTTTAACAGTTCCTTTTCCTTTTGCAAAAAAACTAAAAGTATAAGTTGTTGAAGGTTTAAAATGCTCTTTATCTAATTTCCAAGAAAGTATGTCTTCAAAACTGTTTGGTTCTGGATTACTGTATGACGCGCTGATGTAGGGTTTATTATTAACTCCTCCATCTTTTTTTACTATAGTAAGATACTTCTCTGCTCTTGGTGTGAAATTCTTAAAATCAGTTCCATCCAACAAGTTCAAATTAGGGTAAACAGTCATGAAACCATCTTTTCCATCTTTGCTATATGCAAAAGCCACGTGGTTAGCCCCGTCGGGCGCCTCAGGGTTTGTCTGTTACAGCGACACCCGTAGAAACATCTTTATAACCTTCTGCGGAGAATGTAGCGATATAAACGCCAGGAGCAAGCTCGTTATTTGTCGCAACATTTCCTTTTACATCTTTAATTACTGCGGATACTTTTACATCGTGACCTTTAGAATCTTTCAAAGTAGCTGGTAAGACAATTGTTCCGTCATTATGCCCTTTAGTTTTCGTTTGAACGTTCGCAAGAGTTGGAGCTACTAATGTAACTTCGCCAGCAAGTTCCGTATCAGGTTGCATGATGAACAGTCCACTTTCCATTTTCTTTACAAAATCTTTTGCTTGTTCTCCCCAAATTTCGTATTCAATAGCAGGAACTTTTTTACCGTCATTCAAATAAATATCTGAATCAGTTGCTTGAACTGCCAAAGTCCATTGGATAGGGTCTACACCGTCTACTGAATCTGTTTCTGATTCTTTTGTAGCTTCTGCTGTTGGTCTCAAATTTGGATAAACGACTACACGATAACCGTCAATAAATTCTCCTGTAACTTTATCACGTTTGCGCCCTTTAATAAGGTACTGAACGCATTTAGTTTTCCAATTACCAGTAGGAGACCAACCTAAGCCATTTGCTGTTCTTTGTTGACCTAAGATATCCTCTTTAAGTGCTTGGTCCGTTTGAATAAATACCATTTCCCCTTGAAGTAAGGTAGCCCCTTTTTTTACTCCATGGTCTGGTACGTCATCAGCTGGATAGCTGTTCGTTTCCGCTTGGTCTTCCATTGAGCCAACTGATACCAAACCAGTTACAATTTTATGGTTAGTGAAAACTGGTTTTCCGTTACTTCCCTTGGCCATGTCAGCTACGATTAGAGCTTCATTACCAAAGAAAATCTCACGTGAATTATAATCTAATTTCATTTTTTCTCTTTTCTATAATTTCATTGAATTGGCATAATTAGCGCCTTTTTGCAATGTTGTTTTAACGTCTTGCATACCTTTTTTTTCAACCAAGAAATACATACCATGATAACCACTAGTATAATTAGCTCTAGTCCCTGCGTTTACTACTATTTTATCGCCTTTTTTAACTTGTTTTAAGTTACTTGATAATTGACCGGTATTTTGGTATCTAGCATAAGTATAGGTATGACCATGACTTCTAATTAATCTAGTTCTTCGGCTTGCAGCATTCGCTTTCGCCTTAAATTCTGCTTCAAACCAATCGCCCATGCGTTCTGTTACTTTAGTTTGCATTTCTTTAGCTA